CGCCAATAATGCAATGCCCATGGCCCCATATACGATCAAGCATGTCAGAAGTATAGAGGTTATAACCGCTTTTGGAAGAATGAAGTTTTTTGTCTTTGAAATCAAAGCCAAAAATACAGGCGTGATAATGAGGCCGATGAGTCCGGCCGCCGTATTCACCGCAGGCGAAATATCGGATAATTGATTTAGCATTGCCAGAGAGTTCCTTTCTTAGACGCTTCCAGAATTTCTGAAGGTCAGTTTTTTCGAGTGATGGATTTAATGATTCACCATGGAAGACCAAGTTGTCTTCATCATAGGTGAAAGTTACAAAGCAGTTATCTAAATGTTGAGACGATTCGTGGAGGCAGCGCATTGCCCATTGTCGTGAACGCTCAAGTCTGCAACCAATGCAGCGTGAGCAAGGTACAGTAACAGGTAAGTCACGGTATCCTTCGTGTAATCCAACGAGAGGCCACTTCCCTGTAATTCTATCCGGTCCAGACCGAGCTTTGTAGAGTGTTACGGGATAATAGCAAGCCATTTTTTCCTTTATATGAAGAAGGCCGCCACATGGCGGCCTTACTAGGTTGCGTGAAGATATCCGAATATTTTTAGAGTCGGTAACCACCCCTCGTGGTATGAATCGCATTTTTCTGGTGGACCTTGCCACCTCTGCGAAAATTTTTCCGGGATTTCCCCCGACTCATTTTATGTCTACGCATATTACCACCTTCCTGTTGCACCGTTCTTATGATGCATGATTTGATTTTTCCAAATTGATTCGCCCTGTTTCCAGGCTTTGTTGATGAAGTTGCCAGCTTTGTTCCAAAGGCCGCCTTGAACTTGTTTTTTATTCAAGTCCGCAGCCGAAGATTGAGTTTGAACCTCAATCTGAGAACGTGCCGATTTAAGATTTGAAACCCTTTGCAGGATTTCATTCTTTTGAGCAGGCACAAGCGAGGTATTAGCAAGCGTAGCCTGAGTTTGAGCAATGAGATTGTCGAGTCTTTCTTTTTGATTGAATAGAATATCCCCTTTCTGTGCATCCTTAAGCGCACGAGCGGAATTTACATCCGCTATTTGAGATTGAATGTATTGTTGTTGAAGAGTTGACTCCTTAGTCTTTTGATATCCTGTTGCCGCGTCGATTCCTTTTTGAACAGCGTTTGTCGGTTCGACTGTGGCAGCGCCTCCAGAAGGGACAGGAGCGCCACCATTCGCTGAAAGTATGGGGTTGAGACCAGCGGCGATAAGGTCTTTGACTTCCCTTTGATGGGAGGTATTTGCCATGTCACGTTGGAACCTCCTGTTTTGTCGGTTTTCATGAACATTGAACGCCGAGGTAGCCAATCCCTCAAGCGCCGAAGAACCGGCGCCAATTAAGGCGCCGCCAATAACCGGATCTAATGGCATTAGAAGCGAGCCATCAAGCCAGGCGTGGAGAAAGTAGGCATCGGCCTGGCATGCTTCATGGAGAAAAGTGCATCCATTATAACCTGAGGCTGATCGGTAACCGTAATTACACGATCAAGAGGAGGAGCGTCTTCAATGAATTCATCATTGAGGGCAGGAACAGTACCAAAGTCTGAAGCAAGATGCCAGACATCCAAAGAGACGCTATTTGCGGAACGGAACAGCCCGGTTACCATATTAGGGAAGTAACGATACTCCGCCCATCGTTCTTGATAGCCGAACACTGCATTGTCCGTTTCCTCTACACCCGTATAGAAGATTTCCTTATTCAAGACGGCTTGTTCACCCAGGTGAGCGAGAGCCGGAATATAGTGGTCTTCGCGAGTACTACGAGACCAGAGCTTCCGGATTTGATTTTGATAGGTAATATCCGAACGAACGTTGACCAACCCGATGAGGAATCCATGCTCAGTGAAAGATTTATTGAAGCCGGAGCCGCTTTCCACCGAAGTATAAGCAGATAAATTGCCCTGAGGCGTCCCGCCGTAATCAATAGATACAGACGCGGGAGAACCAGAAGTTTGCGCAACTTGACGCACATCGATACGAGTGCTTTGACCACCAAGATACTCAGGACGCTGAAGACGGAAATCAGGCGAAGTAACACCAAATTGTGATTTGAGCATTTCGACATAACGAGTACCTCCACGAGCATCACGCTCAAGCATTTCCTGAATAGCAAGAGACTCACGAAGAAGATTTACCGTAATATTGCCAGCCTCCGAAAGGTCAGCAATAACATGACTTTTGGCAGCGGTATGATGAAGTCCAAGAAGACTATCACCAGTCGGGAACGAGCCCGTAGGAGTACCACCGACAGCACCGCCCGCGTTTTTGACAGACAGAATACCATTCTGTCCGGTATCGTTCATGAAATTCAAATACAGATCACCATTTCCATTGCCTGGATATAATCCCATGGCGTACCCATCACCGATAACAGGTGCAGTACCGCCAAGTGGAATGGTGACAGCTTCACCCTTTTGAGGCCAAGGCAAGCATGAAGTAAAGTAATCTTTACGCTTTCCACGCTTAAGAAGATGACGGCCGCAATCCGCAAGAGAATCCGGACCATCATCATTGGTCCAAGATTCCTTATCCTGAAGATTTTCATCACGGAACCATTCATTGTAAATAAGTCGATAAGCACGGAAAGGCAGAGCATTTATGCTCTGAATAGATTGAATGCCATCTTCATGATCAAGGTCGGGAATTGGCAAGCCAAAATAGTCTCCGACCAGGCCGACATCAATCCAAGTTTCACCAGCAGCTAAACGAGGTATTTCATAATCGGTGAAGGTAGGGGTATCTTCCACATCCGTGAGAGCACCGTTGAACTCTTCCCAATGATTCCAAAGAAGCCTGGAAGGAACGAAGAACCAGAAGGTATCCAAGAAGACATTATCCATAATGGGATAACGCAAAGTTTGAAGACGAGCAAAGAAAGTAGCCTGCATACGAACGGTGTCGCCAGGAAGAATTTCATCAATGAACATAGGCACGAGGAAAGCAGAATCGAACGTGGTTTTGAGAGAAGAGCTTCGGTCAAATACTGACCTTTGAACGTTCGGAGCCTCTATGCGAGAGAAGTTGAAATTTTGTGAGCTTTTCATGGTTTCCTTAAGTTAAGTGGAAGAATGCTTACTAAGAGTAAGCGGGCCAGGCTTGAAAGTCAAGCCCGGCCTTTGTTTTAAGGGGGAAATGTTGCGGATGAACCCCTATTTTTCCCCCTTGGTGTCAGTCCGCCCCATTACATCAAGAGAGTAATGGGTTTAGGAGCCCTTTCAGGCTCCTTTTGTCCGAGGGTTCGCCTCGGGGTCGGGACTCGGAGAAGCTGGCTCAGGCGGCTTTTCAGCCGGCTTTTCGATGAAGCCAAGCTTAATTGCCTCGTCCCTATTTTCAGGGTCTTCGATGAACCGAACAACCTGGTAAGGGTCGTTTCCGAAGCGGGAACGGATTTTTGCAGGCAGAGATTGGAAATGTTGGTTGGCATCCGCCACCAAATTTCTCATTTCCATAAAGGAAGCGGAGTTTGAGAAGTCACCAAAGCGAGCTTGGCGAACCGTACCAGGCATAACGCCGGTATGACGAGCTCGAGCGATGATATGATTGATATCCGCTTCCCTTTTGAATTGTTGTTGAGCCAAGCTGGGCTTGGTAGTGCTTTTGATATGACGGGGCATTTTAGGCTCCTTTCTGACCGATGATATCGGCAAGGTTTGAGACATGTTGAGGAGGAATGACGGGCTCAATGACGCCCTTTGTGTCGTCGAAGACGCCGACTTTGTAGAGAGAGAAATCGGACGGATATTTGTGTATGTCCGTTTCCTTGTTTTCCGCGGCTTTGATGATACCGCGAATAGCCTCCGTGACGTGACGCACGGGAACGGGAGGCTTATAGTTTTGCATTTTGTTGTCGAATATGGAATAGAGTTCGAGATGCATTTTTTTCCTTTTTAAGATTTGCCTTACGGCAAGGGTTGAGTCGTATAAACGAAGCGTTTATCCGACTCCTTTTATAATACGACATTTTTTTTATTTAGTCAATTTTTTTCACGTTTTAACCGCAGTATTTTCTGGAGTTTAATTTTTTCCCTTATTTTTAATTGTTTCGGGGTATTATTTCTCCAGTTTTTACCCTGCTCTATTTTACGTGTATTTTTTATCTCCTTCATTTTTTCAGGATTTTTTAAGTCGTATTTATTTGAGTAGTATTTAGCAGGTTTAAGTTTAAGTCCACCACGCATTACGACCTGGTCGCGTGGGAAGACATCAGATTGGAATTCCTCGAACCAGTCAGAGGCAATTCCAGGGCGACGAGACATGATTACGAATTCAGGTTCGATACCATGCTCGTCGTAGTATAAGGCCTGCTGGCCTAATTTTTTATCCATAATATAGCGCGCAACGTATGCAGCAGACTCGAAAGTGACATCGCCAATAATGCAATGCCCATGGCCCCATATACGATCAAGCATGTCAGAAGTATAGAGGTTATAACCGCTTTTGGAAGAATGAAGTTTTTTGTCTT